AGAAGGACAGCAAGAATATGCCGTTCAAGAGCTGCTACTTCGAGCTGTCTTCCGAGAGCGACGAGTTCTTGATGGAGGGCGGCTACAATAAATTTCCTGCGTATGTGCCGCGCTGGGACGTTCTCAGTGGCGAGGTCTACGGCAGATCACCCGGAATGGACAACCTCGGGGATATTAAACAATTACAGCATCAGCAGAAGCGTAAGGCTCAGGCTATCGACAAGATGGTCAACCCGCCGATGGTCGCACCGACAAGTTTGAAGGGTAAGCCTTCGACAGTACTGCCGGGGCAGACGACATACGTTGATCCTCTGCAGGGAGCGCAGGGCTTTGCCCCGGCGTATCAGGTGCAGCCTCGCATCAATGAGTTGATGATCGACATTCAGGAAGTGCAGAACCGTGTGCAGCGTGGTTTCTATGCCGACTTGTTTGCCATGATGATTAACTCAGACCGCAGACAGATGACCGCTACGGAAGTAGTGGAACGACACGAAGAGAAACTAGTGCTGCTCGGGCCTGTGCTACAACGGATCAATGTAGAACTGTTGGACCCACTGTTGGACGACGTCTTCGAGTATGCTCTCGAGGGTGGTCTCCTCCCCCCGATACCGGAAGCACTCGAAGGTGAAGACTTGGAGGTAGAGTATGTTTCTCTACTTGCACAGGCCCAGCAGGCTGTTGCCGCCTCCAGCCTTGAGCGCGTCCTTGGTTTCGCCGGTAATATGGTCGCGGTGTTCCCCGACATCGTAGACGGCATAGACGCCGATGAAGCCTTACGTCAATACTCAGACATCCTCGGCACCAGCCCGGACGTCATCATTTCCAGCGAGGATCTCGCATCTAAGCGGCAAGCTAGAGCCGAAGAGCAGCAGGCCATGCAAGCGATGGAGATGGGCGGACAAGCTGCACAAAGCGCCAAAGTATTGAGCGAGGCGGACACTCAAAATCCTAACGCCTTGACTGAGCTAATCAGCGGCCTCGGCGGCGGTACACCTGAGACTGCCGTATGACCTACGACGCCTCCGACCCTGAACAAGTAGCTAAGGCTCAGCGGGAAGAAGATGACCTGCAGAAGGACATCGACTTCATTGTGTCTGAGCCTCGGGGCAGGCGGTGGCTGTACAATTTGATGTTTGCTCATAGCCACATTAACTCACCGAGCTTTGTGCCGGATAGCCCCAACGCCACGGCGTTTAACGAAGGCGCACGATCTGTAGGTACGACGCTTCACGAACATCTTCGCGGCCACAATTCTGTGGCGTATATGAAGATGCTTGAAGAGAACCATTTTGATGAATAGCCAATGGAGGAGAACATGGCAGACGAAGAAGTAGTTGAGGAAGCAGTAGCGGAAGAAGCCCCTGTAACCGAAGAGATATCCGCCGAGCAGACTGAGGAAGTCGCTGGCGAAGAAGAATCCAAGACCCTGCTGTCGGGTGACGAGGGAGAAGGAGAAGGCGACAACGTAGTACCTGAAAAGTACGAGTTCGAGCCACCAGAAGGTGTTGAAGTTGATCCGAGTAAAATCGAAGTCTTTGGCGAGACCGCCAAAGAACTAGGTCTTAATCAGAAACAGTTCCAACAACTTGTGGAGTACGACATCCAACGCAGTGCGGCAGCACTGGAAGAGATGTCTACACAGTTTAGTGAACGTATTAATCACTGGGCTGAAGACACTAAGGCTGACAAGGAGCTTGGCGGGGAGAACCTCGACGAGAACCTTGGGCTGGCAAAGCGGGCCATCGACACGTTTGGTAGTCCGCAACTGGCTAAGCTGATTGACGCCCCCTCTGCTGATAACCCTGACGGGCTCGGCTTGGGGAACCATCCAGAGGTAATTCGCCTCTTTTATCGTGTTGGGCGCGCCATCTCTGAAAGCGATCTCGTCACCGGAGACAATAAAATCGAAGGCCGAGATAGTTTGGAGAAGATGTATCCAACGATGTTCGCAGCCAACTAAGGAGAAAACTTTATGGCTACTCTTAGCGTAACTAACCCGACGCTCGCTGACCTTGCAAAGGTCACCGATCCCGACGGGTCTATTGCTGACGTTGTAGAAATTCTCAACGCCACCAATGAAATTCTCATGGACATGACATTCCTTGAGGGCAACTTAACCACAGGCCACCGGACTTCGATCCGTTCTGGTCTGCCTACACCGACTTGGCGTAAACTCTACGGCGGCGTACAGCCGACGAAGAGTCGCGCAGTACAGGTCACGGACAATACGGGAATGATGGAGGATTACTCCGAAGTCGATAAAGCCCTTGTTGAGATGGCGGGTAACCCTGCTGCATTCCGTCTTCAGGAAGATCGTCCGCACATCGAAGGCATGAACCAAGAGTTCGCGTCTACGTTGTTCTATGGCGATGAAAGCACTGCACCTGAAGAGTTCACTGGCTTGTCAGCTCGGTACAACTCTCTCTCCGCTGAAAATGGTGACAACATCATTGCAGGCGGTGGATCGGGTTCGGACAATGCGTCTATCTGGCTGATCTGCTGGGGACCAAATACCTGCCACGGTATTATTCCCAAAGGCTCAAAGGCTGGTGTTCAGCAGCGCGATCTGGGTGAAGTTACCCTCGAGAACGCTGACGGAGCCAACGGTCGTATGCAGGCATTCCGCACGCATTACCGTTGGGATGTTGGTCTGTCTGTTCGTGACTGGCGCTACGCAGTTCGTATCGCCAACATTGATCGTTCAGCCCTTTTGCCTACAGCGGCATCCGGCGCTGACCTCAATGACCTGATGCATCAGGCGTGGACGGAAGTTCCGAATACGTCAATGGGTCGTTGTGCGTGGTACATGGATAAGTCAATCCTGTCCATGCTTCGTCGCCAGACGTCGAGTGCTGTTTCTAGCTCGACCCTGACTACTGATATCGTAGGTGGTACGATGCAGACCTCATGGGGTGGTATCCCGATCCGTCGTTGCGATGCCCTTCGTGGTAACGAAGCGACTGTTTCCTAACTCATCCATATAGAAAGGATTATCCCATGATTATGGACGAACGGCTTGAATTTGCGGATGCCACCGCACTCGATACCTCGGGAACTGACACCGACCTAATCGGCGATGTCATCGACCTTGGTTCTACAACTTCTGACATTGGTAACGGTCAGCCGATCTACCTCGTGATCCAAGTGGACACTGCGGTAACTTCGGGTGGAGCTGCCACTGTTGATTTTAAACTGTTGTCTGACGCAGCGGCTGCTATTGCAGTTGACGGGACGGCCACGCAGCACTTTGCGTCCGGCCCTGTTGCAAAGGCTACATTAATTGCTGGTTACACAGCCGCTGTTGTTGCTCTGCCTATTGGAACCTACGAGCGGTATCTTGGCGTTGCTACTACAACCGCTACGGCTGCGTTGACGGCAGGTAAGATCAATGCCTTCCTGACCTACGATCCGGTCGGTTGGACTGCTCTTCCTGACGCAGTTAACTAAGTTGTTTGGTGGGGGCTTAGTCGCCCCCACCATTCTCTATTAAGAGGATTGACCCATGCCTAAAGTTATTTTTCACACTGATTTCTTCGATAATAACCGGCGTTACCGTACCGGCGTCGAGTACGACGTCAGTGATAGTGTAGTGCTGCCTACTCGCGGCATCGAGATTATCGAAGAAAAAGTTGAAAAGCCTGTTCGCCGCTCTTCCGTTAAGTCCGAGGAGTAGTATCAGATGGCCAGCAAGGTACAGATTGCCAAGCTGGCGCTGCAGCACGTCGGTGACCGCTACGATATAAGCGACATCACCGAGGCAACGCCAGAAGCCGAGCAGGTCAACCTGCTTTATGACGACACGCGGGATGCTTTACTACGTCAACACCCGTGGGTGTTTGCCACGAAGTACACGTCACCAGCGGCTTTGGCTGGTACGGTTCCGGGCAACTGGACGTACATGTACACCTATCCAACGGACTGCATTAAGCTCCTCGGCATCGTCAACCCTTTAGGTAACGCCCAGCCGAAGATTAAGTTTGAGGTTGCCCGCAACGCTGACAACACTCGCGTCGTACTGAGTAATGAAGAGACGCCGCAAATATTCTACACGTTCCGTGCCGAGGATACTGCAGACTACGACCCTGAGTTTGTTATGGCATTTTCCTATGTCCTCGGTGCGCGTATGGCTATGCCGCTGACAGGTGACAACGGTATTGCTGACTTCTTGTTCAAGCAAGCGCAAGCCGTGATTAACAGTGCATGGGCTAGTGACGCTAACGAAGGTATTGAGCCCGCGATACCAGACGCAGATTGGATTAGGGCTAGGGTTTAATGACAAAAGTTATTCAGGCAAATTTGTCAGGGGGTGAGGTCAGCGATGCTATTGCTGCTCGTGTTGATATCGACAAGTACAAGTCCTCTGTCTACAAGGCTGAAAATTTCTTTGTGCAGGTACATGGGGGTCTGACTAACAGACCCGGTCTGGAGTACGTTGCCCCAGCCAAGACACCATCTACTGCCGTTCGTTTAATACCGTTTGAGTTCAACACCACCCAGACTTACATTTTAGAGTTCGGCAACCTGTACATGCGTGTCTATAAAGACGGCGGTCAGGTTCTCACTGGCAGCGCAAAGACAATTACAGCCGCCACCAAGGCGAACCCCGTCGTCATAACTTCTAGCTCCCACAGCTTCGTAAACGGTGACGACGTCTACATCAGCGGCGTCGTAGGTATGACGGAGCTTAATGGACGTTTTCTCCGCGTAGCTAGCGTGACGACGCACACCTTTGCCCTGACTGACTACGCTGGCACTAATATAAATAGCAGTGCGTTTACAACTTACGGATCTGCGGGAACCGCGCAGAAGGTCTTCGAGATGACCACGCCCTACACCGCCGCCGACATCTTTGATCTGCAGTATGTCCAATCAGCGGACGTGTTAACCGTTACGCACCCAGACTACGCACCCCGAGATATTGCTCGCACAGGTCACGATGTTTGGACACTTACGGAGATAGATTTTCAATCCGAACAGGCTTTCCCTACAGGGCTAGCAGTTACAGTAAACAGCGGTGGTTCGACAACATACCGTTACGTAGTGACCGCAACTAACATTGACAGTGGGGAAGAAAGCCTACGTGGCACCGCTCCGGCAGTGGGTAGTGGTATTACCGCCATAACAAAAGCAGATCCGGGTGTGGTTACGACGTCCGGGGCCCATGGTCTTTTAAACGGAGACGACGTCTATATCAGCGGCGTAGTGGGGATGACCGAAGTTAATGGCCAAGTGTTTAAGGTTTCCAATAAGGGCACTACTACTTTTGAGCTTACCGACAATGCCGGGGCTGAAATCAATACGACGAACTACACAACTTACTCGTCCGGGGGCAGTGTGTTCCCGATGTTTATCAAGATTACAAATAGCCACGCCGAGCCAGATAATACGGTAGCGTGGACCGCAGCAGCTAATGCGGAGAGCTACACCGTATACCGGGAGAAGAACGGCCTCTTTGGTTTTATTGGCCGCACTGAGTTGACTGATTTTACTGACATAAACATTGGCCCAGAGTTAAGCGATACCCCTCCTCGTACACGCAATCCGTTTATAGGAACCGGTAACTTCCCTACCACCGTAGGGTATCACGAGCAGCGTAAGCTGTTCGGAAACAGCGATACCTATACGCAGCGTATATGGATGACGCAGACATCCCACTTTACTAATTTGGCTGTCTCCAGCCCAGCACGAGACGACGACGCAATAACGGTGACCCTAGCAAGCAGGCAGGTTAACGAGATACGCCATTATGTATCGTTGACTGATCTTGTGGTTCTGACGTCTGGTGGCGAGTGGCTGGTGCAGGGCGTCGATGGCGTCATCACTCCTTCAGGTATTCAGATCAAGCCGCAGTCATATTACGGCTCCACATCTCTACCCCCTATCGTAGCTGGCGATATCGTCATCTATATGCAGCCGGGTCAGGCCGTGCGCGACTTAGGATATAAGTTTGAAAGCGACAGCTACACGGGCAACGACCTGTCGGTGTTGGCTCGCCACTTGTTTGAAAACGACACCATTGTAGATTGGACATACGCGCAAGCCCCCCACAGCATAATTTGGTGTGTGCGAGACGACGGCGTGCTTCTTGGCATGACGTATTCTCGGGAGCAAAACGTATTCGGGTGGCACCGCCATACTACTAAAGGCGACTTCAAATCTGCTGCTGCTATTCGTGAAGGAGACGACGACACCACTTACTACGTCGTAGACCGCATTATCGGTGGTGCTACTGTTAAATACGTTGAGCGTATGCGGAGCCGCGACATAGCGGATGTGCAGGACAGCTACTTTGTGGATAGCGGTTTGACGTTAGACAACCCGGTAACAATTACGGGCTTTACCAATGCCAATCCAGTTGTCATCACCGCAACTTCTCACGGATTTAGCAACGGAACTGTTGTCGACATAACGGGTCTTAAGGTCGTCGACAGCTCTGCTACTCGCGGGTGGTCATACGACACTGAGCTTGAGGGAACCGGCTATACCGTAGCTGGGGCCACGACCCACACATTCCAGCTCCAGAACAACGGCGTTAACGTCAATAGTAGTGCCTTCAAGGTTTACAGCTCCGGCGGTGAAGTCCGCAAAGCTGTAACCACACTAGGCGGGTTATGGCACCTAGAAGGCCAGACAGTGGTCGCTCTAGCTAACGGCTATGTCATACGAGACCTTACTATATCAAGTGGCTCGGTGACGCTTCCTAGCGCCGCCAGCAGGGTTCACATCGGTCTACCCTATACGTCGGAAGTTCAGTCTCTTCGCATAGACAACGGCAATATTGGCGACACCATACAAGGCAGAGATAAGAAAATTAGTCGTCTCAGTTTGAGGTTTGCGACTACACTAGGCGGATGGTACGGACCCGACCGGGATCACATGCGCGAAATTAAATACGGCCTTTCGGCTCAGTACGGCCAACCTCCCGAGTGGGTCACTGGGGACAAGGGTGTTACGATGTCACCAAGCTGGAATAAAGACGGCTACGTTATCGTGCAGCAGCGAGATCCCTTGCCAATGAACCTGCTGGCGCTGGTGCCGGACGTGTTGGTTGGGGGTAACTGATGATCCGAGATTTGACCCAAGCCGACGTACCCCAGCTACTGCATATCGCTCGTTCCATGCATGTGGAAAGCGTGTACAAAGATTATGCTCTGCACGAAGAGCGCACAGAGTATATCTTGTGCGATTTAATCTTAAATACGTCTGTCTACAGTAAGGGTGTTGTTCTCAACGATGAATTAATTGGGGTATTCCTTGGCGAAGTATCTACTGATTTGTGGACTGACGTACAGGTAGCTCGCGACATTATCTTATATGTCTTACCTGAGCATCGTTCGGGAGGACAAGGTGTTCGTTTATTAAAATCTTTTAAAGAGTGGGCCGCGCCCCGCGCTGATGAAATTGTTATCTCTGTCTTTGCGGGAATTGAGAATGCCACATTGGGCCACATCCTTGACCGCATGGGGTACATTAAGTCAGGTACACTTCATATGATGAGGGCAGCTTAATGTGTATGATTTTAACAATAGCGTCGGCAGTCGCAAGCGCAGCGGGGCAAATGCAACAAGCGTCTGCCGCCAGAGCGCAGGCAAACTACCAAGCGCAAGTAGCAAACAATAACGCCATCATTGCGCGGCAAAATGCAGAACGACTTCAGCAATACGGTGATATTGCTGCAGACGAGCAAGCAGAGCGCCTTAAAGCTACTAGGGGCGCAGCCAGAGCGCGCCTAGCGGCTAATGGTTTGCTAGTAGACGACACGCTTGGCGTTACAGCTACTGGCCTGCAGATAGACCTTGCTGGTGAAGGTGAATACGATATCTTAAAACTGCGAGATCGCTACGCTCAGCAAGTTCGAGCAGCAGAAGTGCAGGGCGTAAACTTCCAAGCTGAAGCTGGTTTGCAGTCTCTCAAAGCGTCCCAGCAAAGCCCCGGCATGGCTGCGGTAGGTTCGCTACTAAGCAGCTCAGGTAAAGTATACGGAGCGGGCAAAAAAGCTAATTGGTGGGGCGGCAACACTTCGTCGAGTAATGCGTACGGTGAATGGCGGTGAGAAATGGGATTTAATAATGGCTAGAATACCAACACCAGCATTGCGTGGACAAGCAATAGGGTCTGTACAGTCACAGTTCACTCCGACGCCATTTCAAAATCTTAAGCCTGACGCTGACGTGTTTGGCGCTGCTCAAGCGCGCACCTTGGGTCAGCTCGCTAAAGGGGCCGATGCTCTCAGCACAGCTCTTATAAAAGATGTTGAGGAAGACGACACGAGAGACCTAACTAAATTTGAGACTGACGTCAGATCGCATCAGCTTAGGGAGACCGCTCGCATAAACTCTCTTGCCGGGCAGGCGCAGCAAGACGCCGCTGCTACAGCATCGACTGAATTTAATGCTTTTGTGGAAGCTGCGCGGTCTAATTATATTTTTCAGCTTCCTTCTAGTAACGATGCCGCAGACAATTTCTCTACAATGTCTCAGAGCCGGTTCTCTGCAACGTCTGTCGCAGCGTTTACCGCTGGTAAGAGCACGGTAACTAAGCAGGTAGTAGCAGCTCGTATTGGTACTGCTATCCAAACCCTTGTAGCTAATGCAACGCCGGAAGGCGCTGAGGCTTTTAGAAGCGCTTCTAAAAGCACTGTACTCAATTTAGAGGCCGAAGCCGCTGGCATTGATCCGGCCCTTATAAACTACAACGGCGACGACCCTGCTAAAAAGGATAAGCGACTAATTCTCGAACATATGATTAGGGCGTATGAGGGGAAGGGTGTATCCCAAGCAATCAGCCGACTGCTTGCTGACGGTAAAGCAGCCGAAGCCATTGCCTTCCTAGCAGATAATCCTGATTTTGGAAAAGACACGGCTGACAGGACAGCCGCCGAGGCCCGAGTTGCACCTTTGCAGGGACGTGTTGACGCTCGTATCCAGCTTACAGGTATTGTCCGCACACTCGGAGAAAATCCGTCGCTGTCCGCAGTCCGGTCCGCTGTTTATGCGGCTTACCCCAATGACCCACAGAAGCAGCAAGACCTCAATCAAGAATTTACCGCGTATGCGGGTAATAGGTCGCAAGCCCGCAATGATCTTGTCAACGCGCAGGCTGTCGCCTACGTCAATATGATTCTTAACGGTAAAAACCCTATGTCACGGGAAAACGCCGCGAAACTCCCGGATTTTTACGCTCAAAACCCCCGGCTACTTTTACCAGCTAATGTGCAGAAAGTTGCTGAGGGACAAGCGGTGGCCACAGCCGATAAAAAGTGGGTAGAGGTAGAGAAAGGCGCTGCCGTCTCGTTTGATGGGATTGAGCGGGCATTAGATGGGTTGGCTGCAAGCCACCCCGCTCAGTTTGTCGCGGCAATGAAATCCGGTAAGTTCAAGCAATTTCTCGATAGAGCTGATTACAACGACTTAGAACTAATCCAAGATAGGGTAGAGAAAAGCCTAGAGACGCTGGCTGGCAAAAACCCTGTAACCGTAGGTAGCGTACTTAACCGTATCGGTGTACCGAGTAATCAAAGAAGTAGTCTTAATAAACATATGCAAACTATGAAGGCCGCCATTAAATCCGTGCAGCTCCGAGCAGCGGAGCAAGGCAAAGCTGCTGATATGGAGGATATCGAGAAAGCTGTCTCCGGTGTTTTAATTCGAGTAGCAATTACAGATAATTTCATGATGGCAGACAAATACAGTGTTCGTGGTGCGTTAGCTGTTGCAGAGACAGAGCCAGACTTCGACGAGTACACTGCAGAACTACAACCCGGTCGCAAGAACCGGCGGTTCTTGGCAGTTGTATTCGGTAAAACGGAGCAGGTTATTAAGCAGGCGTTCGACGACATGGACGGGCCTATCAACTTGACTACTCTTGCCAAAAAATTAGGAGTAGACACTCTGCCTGATGCACGCGCCGAGCTGCAGAAACAGGAGACGGCGTATAAAGACGCCGCAGACGCAGGCGTCCCTGCTTCCCTCCTAGACTTTCTTATCAAACAAAGTCGCACGTTGAACCCCAAGATCTCTTACAATCCACCTGATGTGGCCGCTGTGTTGGGTTGGTACGCTAGCATGTCCACCAAAACCAAGGCTGACTTTCTCAAGGCGTGGGGGAAACAATAGATGGCCGTCTATAATTTTCCGTCTGCGCCAGATGTTGCGCCAGATGTTGCGCCAGATGTTGCGGCTCCAAAGCCTAGAATTGTTTTCCCGTCTAAACCCATTCCCGAAGCCCCGGCTCCCCCTCCCTTAGATCCTAGTCGCGTCGCGCCATACAAGGCTGGGCAAGAGCCAGTGGTTGCTCCCGAGCGCCAATGGAATTTTATGGGTGGCGCACTTCCCAATACCGAAGCCGCTGACCGAGGCCTTACGATAGCCCCGGAATCGGAAGCTTTGCTGCAAAACTTCGACCTGACTTCAAATATAAACAGCAACCGTGCGGCCATCGAAAAGGTCGCAATCAAGACGTACCCCAATCTTACCAAAGAAGTTTTATCGGACTATTCCGACGACCGAATTAAATTTCTTACAAACATTCCGAAGCTGCGTAAAGCTCTGGCTCTTGAAAGCGCGACTAGAGAGCGTTTAGCGCAAAGCGCCGAAGAGGCGGCCATTTTGCGTGGGGATATCCCACTGTATTTGGCTGCTGAAGGCAAGATAGCGACGTACCATCGTATAATGATGTCCGCTGAGGACCGTACACCAGAGGCTCTGGCTGCGCGCCGTCGAGACGTACCTGCGCTTCGGGCGGTGCTTGAAGCCCCACTCAAAACTTCTGTTCAAACTTTTTGGGGCGTTGTAGGCGAAGCTCGAAGACGCAGTGCTGCAAGCCGAGGGAAGTTTGCCGGTAAGCCGGGCGAGGCGTTTGTTGATGCATTTGAGAATTGGGGTCGCACGATCAGGCCGAGCGGTTTAAATATTTATAACCCCATTGACCTTGTAGGCAAAACGGGAGCCGGTGCCGCCGCCGCTACCGCCGCCGCCTTAACTGACCCAGAAGACGCCGCTGCGCTTAAAGCGGAAGCCGTGCGGCTGTTTGACATCTCCACCAAAGCGATAATTAAAGCGGGTAAAGACTACAAGTACCCTTCAGACGTGCAGGCTCTGATTGCCGGTATGCCTAAAGGAGATGGGTTTTTTGAGCAAGGAGAGACGATTGCCTATTTAGCTGCAAATCCAGTCGCCGCAGCGAAGTGGATGGCGATTACAAGTGCGGAGGGCTTCCCCGGCATAGCTGCTGGATTAGTTGCGACGTCGCTAGGTGCCCCCAGTGTCGGGCTCAATCTAATGAGAGGGTTTAATGCGGCGCGAGAATTAGCAAACATTACTGACCCTAAGCTTTATAAATCTATCTTAGAAATAACCGCTGGAAAGATCGATCTTAGAACAGTCTCGGGTAGAGCTGAATTTGCTCGAAACGAGACAGACGCCTCTGTCATTGCCAACCAAGAAATGAAGCGCTTTCTCGGCGTTCGCGCTGCTACGATTACCGTTGCAAATATCATAGGAATAAAAGTTGCGACTAAACTAGCGCCTACGCGGTCTATGACCTTAAATGTTGCTAGGGCTACCGGAGTAAACATGCTGGCTGAAGCATCCGGCGAGCTGTACGCAGGACGGCTTGCTACTGGAAACTATGATTTTCAAGAGGCTCTTCTTGAAGGTATTTTAGGCAGCGGCCCGCTTATGACAACTCTACAGCTAACTGTTGCTGGCCGTGCGGATGTTCTTAAACGTGCTGACGATAAAAGACTTAAAGAGTGGTTGCGCGGTAACGAGGAGTTGTCGGGCATTGTCTCAGGTATCCCCAGTGAGAAGTTAGACACCGGAGCCAGCATCCTAGCCGATAGAATGGCTGCTGAGGGAACCCCAAACGTCTATATTAGTGCCGAAAACTTATTAAGATTTAATCAAGATGGGGACGCAATAGAGACGCTGGGCCTTACGCAGGAAGAAGTAAGGCTTGCAGCAGCCGAAGGTCAAGATGTCCAGATAGGCGCTGAGACGTTTATACGCCATATTCTAGGTAAAGACGGTTTTAACTCCTTGATCCGCCACACCACTTTTGAAGAAGGCGCTCTAACACCAGATGAGGCGGAGAGAGCCGTCGAAGAAGGTGTACGTATTGAAGACTTTCTAAAAGAAGAAGTCGACAAGCTGCTAGGTCCAGAGCTTACTAAGCCTGTTCTTGACAAGCTTGCGGATGACGCAGCGGCTATTCGCTCTTTAGTAGCAGAGCAGATCAAGGCTACTGGTCGGTACGACGCAGATAAGTCCGACGCCTTTGCCCTCTTAACTGCAAGCCGATACACCGCCCGAGCCGTCCGCATTGCCCGCGAAACAGGTCAGCCAGTAGACGCTGCTGCTCTGTTTGAGGCCGATAACTTGCGGATACAGGGAGGCCAGCCTACGCCCGTTGCGTTTAAGCAGGGCGGCTTTGAGGCGTACCGCAAGATCGTAGATCCTGCAGGTCGAACGATACCGGCAGAGGATCGCCCCAATCTTCGTATGGGAGATATGTATGGGATGCTTCCAAAAGACGCCGAGGTTGTCGGCGAGCTGGATGACATCACTTTGCACAGAGGCTCGAACGGAGATTACTACGCGACAACCTACAACGCCGATCTGGGTGAGCAGGATGTTGTCGGCTACATACAAGGACGCGAGAACGGGACCGAGCTTGCAGTCGTAGAGGAGATGCAGGGTAAGGGTATCGGATCTGAGCTGCAGTATTTATTCCGGCGTGAGAACCCGCTCGCCCCTACAGGTGGTCTTACTGAGGCAGGCGCGAGCAGGTTGGAGAGCACCTACGACCGCCTTGCTGCTGAATATATGGACCCCCTCGAGCAGTCAGCCAAAGAGTTTAGCGTATCTACAGAGGTTCTACAGGCAGAGCTTGCTGAGGCTGGCGGCGACATCACTCAGACGCCGCGCTTCAAGGAATGGTTTGGTGAGAGTAAGGTCGTCGATGCCGATGGCAATCCGCTGGTCGTCTACCACGGAACCGATGCTGATATTGAGGTCTTTGACCCTGCTCTTAGTAGGGCCGCCATAAAAGGATTGGGCGTCTTTCTCTCCAGTAGCCCACCCGTGGCAAACACATATGCTACAGGCTCTTCTGGCCGCAATGTAATTCCTGCATACGCTTCCCTAAAGACGCCGGTTGTAGTTGAGGCGGCAGGTAAAGTATGGAGCCAGTTAGGCCCCGACACTGTTATCCGTATCCCCGCCCGCACTGCCGCGCTGGACCCCGACGCCGCCCTACTCTCTGAGCTAGGTGTTGATGGAGACAGGCCAGCCCGGCGAGACTCCGAGGAGCAGGAGGTCCGTATCTCGGATCTCGGCCTTGTAGGCCGCAACGGGATGGTAACCACTAACGACATTGCTAGGTGGGCTAAAGAACAAGACGGCATCGACGGGGTTGTATTCAACAACATTGTAGATCGCGGCCCCGGCATGATCGACGCAGAGTCGAGCGCAGCCGCCCTCCAGCCCGCAACTAATGTCTTAGCGTTCGATCCTTCGCAAGTTAAGTCGGTCTTCAACCGGGGCGCGTTTGACCCGGCCAGCGACAACATCCTTGAGCAGTCCGCTGTAGACATCTTTGACACTCCCCTCCCGGTGACCCCTACTGGGGGTAAGAAGGGGACGACGGTATTAGTTAAAGACATCGCTGCAGCATTTAACGACGACCATCAGACTAAGTTTGGCCGTCAGCTATTTCCCGAGGAAAGTGCCGAGGATTACGCCCTCGTCAAGGAGATGGCGGTAGACGAGCTTCGGATGGCTTTGACTACGGAGAACAACGGTCTTGGGTGGTACGCTAAGGATGTACAAGACGCCGTTCAAAGGACGTCCCTCCTGTACCCAACCCTGCTGACTGAGGCAGGGCACAAAGACTACTTCCTTTTCATGGCCGGGATATTCTCGAATGGGACCAATCCTACGCAGGCATGGGAAATGGCTGCCGGGGCTTACGATCTATTTCTCGCTGACCCGGACAGTGCTATCCCCGTAGAGCGGAGGAACGTCGACGGCAGCCCCGTCGCAATGACGTCGTTTAAGGATAAAAAAACCGGAAAGAAGATTACTAAGCCCGCCGGTTGGGGGGTACGAGGGGCGACGAATAACCAGCAACTGGCCGTGCTGAAGTACCTTGTAGAGCAGGAAGGTAGCCTTGAATCCGGCGTCGCTTGGTTCCTGCAG